ATGAACTTGATGGATACAGTTAGAGAAGTGACAAGTAGTTTTTCAAAACATATTATCATAAAAGATTCTAAAAATGTACTTGTTGATTCTAAAAAACTTGACAATATTATGAAATTAGCAAAAAAACTTACTGAAGATAACAAGAAATTAAGAATAAAAAATTCAGAGCTAGAGAAATTAAATAAGGCTCTAGCATCTGACGGTCTAAGAAATAAATCAAGTGTAGCTGGCAAAGCCATGAGGGGAATGAGAAAAAAATAGCAGAAGATAATATGAGATTATGAAGAGTGCTGACACTGCCATTCTAAGCACGTTTCAACTTTTAATATGAGTAATAATAAAACCACCAGCTTAAATAGCTAGTGGTTATTTTTTAGATCTCTCCTCTTAATCGATTTAAAGTCATTTCTTGCTTTCTCAATGTTGACCCTACTGGGTTGGCAATTAATCTACCTACTAGGTTGCTATCAAGGTGAGCCTCAATAACTTGTTGTCTATTGCGAAGTTGGCGAATTTCATTCACAACATCACTAAGGCTAGCTTGTTCAAATGAACTTTGCCCAAAGTTTGACATTAACTGATAAGTAGATGCGGTTACTGCTGACATATTTGGTTGAGCTATCCCTACATCTGCTGATAAGGTTGGTATCCCAAAAGCGTCTCTAAGTTGACCTGCCATTCCACTTACTAGTGGTTTAACAGAATGATTGAAGTTATCCAATAATCCATTATGCAAACCATCCATGATAGCATTACCTGCATCAATTAGTAATACTTTATCATAGGAGATAGGTCCTTTGTGGTCTTTAATCCATTGTGCGATACCACCAACAAAGTTTTTAACGGATTCAAATCCTGAAGTTAATCCATTTAGGAAACCATCCATGATAGCTTTACCAGCGTTTGCTAGATTAACACCTGTGATTGATTCAATGATGGTATTAGCTACTTTACCAATTGCTAATGTAACTTTACCTAATGCTCCTAAAATGCCCTCAGATAAGCTTACAATGGCTTTTACACCGCTTGATGTAATATCTGGTAACTTACTTAATAAACCTTGTACGAACGTTCCTATCGCTCTTATTGCAGTATCTGTTAGAGTTGGAATTTTTTGGATAATACCCGAAATTAAATTACCCAGAATTTCAAATCCAGCGCCTAAAAATTCTGGTAAGTTATTGTAAATTGTAGAAATAAATTGAGTTACTGCCTGAACTGCTGAAAGTGCTATTGACGGTAGATTCTGAATGATACCATCTGCAATATTTAATAGCAATTTACCGCCAGCCTCTAAAATGAGCGGTCCATTATCCATAAGAAATTGAGCTAAAGATGAGGTTATCTGCCCAAAAGCACTCCAAATCTCTGGTAAGGCTTTTAAGAACCCATTAACTAGATCCGTAACCATTTTTACACCTGAGTTTAAAATCTCTGGCATATTGTTTGTTAGAGTTGCTAGACCCGTTGAAATTTTGGTTTTTAATGTCGGTAAAAAGCTACCTAGTGAATTGCCAATTATCTCGCCTAAACCAGTTAGCATATTCCCCATCATTGGAAAGAAGTTTCCAAAAATAAAAGTCGATACCGTTTTAGTTAAATTCACAAAAGATGGCAGGACATTTTCTCCAAGCGAAAGACTTCCTAAAAAGTTCTTATAAGACGCTTTCATTGAATCTAAACTGCCTGAATAAGTTGAGCTAGCCTCTTTTTTAAAGTTTCCAGCGTACTTTGCAGTTTTTTCCATGAACATCTTCATAGCTAGGGTTGCTTTTTCTGCATTAGATGCGGTATCCCATTTGAAATTGATACCTTTTTGAAGTGCGTATGCTTGAAGTGTAGATGCATTCATTGCCACACCTAAGTTATCCATCATTTCAAAGTTGCCTTTAGCAGCTCCAGCTATTGACTCCATAGCCATAGAAGTATCAACACCCATAACGGATGCCACATCTGACGCCCTCTGCATTGCTTTTGTTGTTAGATCTAATGATTTAGCCTGACTGATACCTGAACCCTGAAATAGTGAACCCATTTTGTTAGCAGTTTCCATATAAGAACTCGCTGAAAGTCCCATATTCTTATAAGCATCCTGTGCGGTTTTTTGAACGCTCTTCGCAAAGCCACCAAATACCGCCTCACTGCCTCCTAAAGACTGCTCTAAGTTTGCCCCCTCTGCTAGTGACTGCTTGATACTATCGCCGATTAATTGTCCGATTTTAGCAGTTGCGATTATCCCTGTTATTGCACCCACTAGCTTATTACCTAGCAGTCCGCCAGCGCTTGCTCCAGCACTTGTTGCCTCGCCATTTAGCACGCCAGAAATTGAACCTTGAATGCCTTTTGCAGACGGTATTATCTGCACATAGGCTTGACCTAATTCTGTTTTCATATTTTATTACCTTTCTTGTCTTAAAAATCGTGAGTTTATTGTGTATTGAGTTTTTATTAATGACTGGTTTATAGTATTATTGTATCATTTTTAGCTTATTATCTCAATGTTCAGTTGGATATTCCGTATTATAATATTGATTATGGTTTTTGATTATGATATAATATCTATGTATTGAAGTTTAATGTAATTTACCTTTTGAGTTTTCGTGGTTGTTATTCTGTTGTCGTATTTTGTCACTGCTAGGCGGTGGCATTTTTGTTGTATTAGACAAAAAGGATGTTCTTAAATAGAGCATCCTTTAATTATTTATCAGAACGCTGTCAGACACTCTAATTTGCGTTCTAATAGATTTTTCAAGTTCTATGATAGTTTTATCAATGCATGGTTTAAACTGTTTAAAACCACCTTTATTTAGCTTTTAAACTTATCCATTGCACGTTTGTTAAGTGTCATTAGTTTACTTTTGGAAAAACCCGTTTTGCTTGAAATTTCATCCCAAGTTAAGCCGTCAAAATGTCTAAGTAGCATGATTTCAATTAATTCAGAATCGTTTAAATTATAAATTTTTGCAATGGTTGCATTCTTCCTCTTGGTCAAATCTTCCACGATCTCTATCATGTTTTCGGACTCCATAACTTTTATTAAATTATTTAAATTCTTCAAGTCTTTCAGTTCCTGTTTAATACCCATTCATGCTCCCCCTTTGTGTTATAATATTAATAGGTAAATATTATTAAGGTCGGCTTTCGTGAGTCGGCTTTTGTTGTTGCATCCGCCCCCCTAGTTAAAATATTCAAAAAATCATGCTTGATACAAAGCGATAGCATGTCGTGGCTCTCTTGTAGGCATGCATGGAGGGGGAGTGAAAAAAAGAGACGGTTTCCCATCTCTCAAACTCACTGTATGTTGATAGAGTTTAAACCAGTCCTGCCTAATAGGTCCGTCTCTCGCTCTAATTCTTGATGGAATCTGCCTCATATTTAAACTACCATATCTTCTAAAATCAACTGCAAGTGATGAATGGCTTGTTTTCTAAGTTTAAAATACTTATTACGATATCTAATCCCAGTCTTTTCCATCGTCTCTTCATTGGTTAAGTCGTTACGGTATTGAGTAAATAGGACAAGGAATTCAATGTCATCCAGCTTGTTAAGGATGCTAATAATCTCTTCCTTGCGTTTTAAAAGCAATTGGATCTGGCTTTTATTGTAATCAGTTAAATCAATGATGCTGACAAGCTTGTCTTCCTGACTGAATGGTTTGCCAACTTTGACCTTAATATCTGAGTATGTCGGACTTTTTATCAAGCTCTTTCTGGTCACCTCGATATCTTCTTTTAGCAACTGAATCTTTTTGGGAATGTATTTCAATTCGTTCAATAATTCTTTTGCATCGTCATCCAATAATTAGACCCCTTTCTAATATTTATTGTATGAACCATACTTTGAAAATCGGTAAGCCAATTCTTTTTGTCTTTTGACCTTGCTCTCAGTTTCCCGTTCTCTATAAAGTCTTTTATAATCTTCTGCACTAGTATTTTTTCTAGTATGGACATTTACTTTTTTAGAATTAGGCTCTTGATATTCAACTAAGCACCTACAAAATTTGTGTCGTTTAAATATATCTTCTGGATGTTTAGTATATTCAAAAACACCTGTAAGATTTTGACACCATTCGCAACAGTCTCCAGCTGATTTTCTTGAAATACGAGGACTTAGTCCAGCATTGTATTGGAACTCTAAATTTTCAAATATCATTGAAGTAACAATACTCATGCTATAATTAATTATCGGTTCAGAAATAACATTTTCCAATCCGATATTATCTACTGATTCAAGAATTTGTTTCTGAATTCTAGCAACTCTGTCGTTATCAATTTTAGGTTTAACTGCATTTAAACCAACACCAAAATTATTATTGAGTTGTTTTTGGACTTTAGCTCCAAAGTCTGTTATCAAAGTGTGGTTATTCTTCAATAACTTAGGCATCATATCAGATAATATAGCTAATTGATCGTATTCAATTGTTTCCCCATCTGGTATACTTTGTTTAATTGCAACTGATAAAAGATTGCCAATTACCTCGGCAAACTTGTCCACCTCTTTGTAGGTGGCTTTCTTTTTTAGCATTTTGTCAAAAAGTTCATTTACTGTTTCATCTGATGTAAATAGATTGATAAAAATTGATTCGATATTTTGACGCATTCCATCTTTTAAATTGTCTGCCATTTACATTCCTTTCTAGTGATTATTTGTATTTTTTTTCTAAAACATGTTAGCCTGAGTTAGTATTTAGAACGATTGTAAAAAGTCCTAAAACCGTTGATATCATTGCTTTTGTGGCTGTTTTTTTGTAATTCGTTTTTACCATTATTTTTTCTAAAAGCTAACGTGAATAAAAATGTACACACAACCCTGAAGGTCGGAGGATAGGGGCTTGACCTCCCTATCCCCTACCTCTCACACCCATGAACGATAACAACTGAATTAAACATTCCATTTATTTTTTTATGCGATAAATGGTTTTTTATTTTTTCATTCAGCTATCAGATTCTTCCATTGTACTCTAGCCAGTCGTCCCAGAAAACAAGGTATCTATTTTCAAACGTTCCCTGTGTTCCATCTTCAAACTCTACTATCCATCTTAGAAAAGGTGGATATTGTATTTGTGCAGGTTTGATAACAGTTCCTTTTAAGCCTCTTTTATTACCAAATATTGTAGTTGTGACTTCATCTCCAGAACGTATACTGTTGAAATAATCGGTAGAAAATTTTTGCATTGCGTTCCCCCTATCAATCTAGGTGGGTGGGTAGTGACTTAGCTAGGTCAAGTAAAGCAGATTCATACTTAATAGTTTCATCTGTTTTATAATCGCCTTGCTTTTCCCATTGCTTTTCAAGTTCTTTGATACGTTCTTCTTGTTTTGCCTGTGCCAGCTTTTTTTTCTCATCAATCTCTTTCTGCATCGCACCTGCTAATAGTGACTGCAACTTTTGGTTTTGAGCATCACGCTTAGCACGTTCACGTTCTGCTCTCTCGTTAACTAGGCGAACACGTTCAGCCTCTTTCTCTGCTTTGTTTTGTTCAGCCTTAACAGAAAGCTCTGCATAGTATTTTCCTAAATCATCAATTCTTGTAACCATATTATTTAACCTCTTTCTCTGGATTCATATAAGTATTTTTAACGTATTGATTATAGTAAGAATAAACAAAATGCTTATTTGTTCTTGAATAGAGTGGCCAATCAAACCAGCGCATTGCCCCGTTTTTATCGTACTTATAAGATTTATCTTCCTTAACGATGTCATGGCACAATACTTTGTACAATTCATCTGTTTGAATACCAAACTCAATTGACTTGTCAGCAAGTTTCTTAAGCTCTAACAACAGTCCTTTAGCTTTATCCATTAGCTTATCTTGTTCAGCATCAGCAACAGCTTCTAGTTGGTCAAGAATAGGGAAGAAGTCGTCTTTCTCAATCAATGGTTTATTGATGGCTTTATCCAACTTTTTGTAGTTCATTTCATTAGCTAAGTTAAGCACTTCAATTTCTTTTTTGATATCAATATAATCTTGTGCATTACCTTTATCCTCTGCCACTTGCAAACGATGGTTAGCATCTTCAATTTTTGCATTGGTTTCTTCAATCTGTTTTTCAACTTCAGATTTTACCTTTGCATCTTTAGCAATTAGTTCTTTAAAATGTTTGTCAAATTCGTTTAGTGTTTTCATGTTTATAATTCCTTTTCTATTTTTATTTGAAATGCAACCCTACCAGTTGGCTCACGTTTTACCTCGTGATAGGGTTACTAGCCTCCCACTGTACTTGGTTTATTAGATCAAAGGCATCACTCCTTTCAATGATGGAGTGTTACTTAGATTCCTGATAGGTAATAAATGCAGTTGTTCTTAGGCATTCGTGTTTCCCTATCCATGTTTCAATGTAGTTAACTGATACAAAGTCCTTATCTGCTATGAAGTCATTGACCAGCTTGTCTAGTGTAGTGTTGTTTGTGTACCATTCGTTCGATTGAGTAATTATCTTAGTTTTTAGTTGCATTGGATACCTCAATATTTTTTATTGACTAAACTGCCATTGTATGGAGATTTATCTCTGTAAATAACTAATACAGTTGATGAATCTGATAGTTCGCATGAATCTCCATAAGTTCCTGATGAGAGCTTTATATCTAAAACCTCAACCGATTCAATGAACTTATTGATTCTCTCATCAAATTTTTCATTATTTTCTTGATACTTTTGTCCAAACGTTTTAATTTTCATGTTTGCCACCTGCTAGGATTAAAGTTCCATTTTCAAGCATTCCAACAATAGCATCTAAACACTGACTAGCATTTTCAAGAGAAGTTCCTAAGTCGTCTTTATTCATGTTCTCAAATTCCATTGATACGTATTCAGCAAGTGTATTACTTTCGTTAATCCAATTGATGACATCTTGTGTGTCATCTTCCAGACACTCTGCTTCATATTGATCTTGAAGTTCCTCATCTGTAGGCTCAAAGTCAAAATCATCTTCTTCATCGAGGATAATTACAACTGGTTCAATTTTTTCTTCTAAGTTTTTCATATTTTTTCTCCTATTTTCTATATGGTAACCTGTGGTAACTTTGCCCCCTAGTTACCGCCTCGCTCTTACTCCCACAAGGGTTTTATCTGTACGGTAACTTGGTAACCTTCAAAATCACATACTAGGGAGTAATACTCTTTTTATTTATCTAAAAACTCAACCCCTCATTTTGATAGTTACCTAGTTACCTTTTAATGTTTTAAGCTTAAAACAGTTGATTTTATAGTGTTTTAACGGTAACTTTCAAATATCGTTACCTAGTTACTTTGATAGTTACCAAGTTACTCGAATTGGCTTACAATATTATCAAAACGTTCTTTATTTACAACTTTATAAGCCTGTCTTGGTTCTCCGTCTACTTTTTTCTTGTACGCTCCAATGCCAATTTCAGATAGTGCTTTTCCGAAAAGGTTTGTAGTTTTGTATGTCTTTTGTATATCATTGGCTAACGCATCGTTTCTCAAAATGTAATCAGTTTTTTGAAGTAATTGGACAAGTTGCAATTGAACTGGATCTAATTCAAATTCATTGATAAGTTCTACATCACGCCAAACATAGCGATAATTTTCTTGTCGGAACAGTTCCATAGCATTTAACAGAAACCCGATGCATCCAGAAATTAATGGTTCCTTGTCTTCATCTGTGAATGCTTCCCAAAATGGTCTAAAAATGTCTTCCCTTTGGATATCAGTTTCCCCCTCTGGTCTATCTCTAAACTGTATGAGAACTTTTCGTCCGTTCATTTCATCTGATAAAGCAACTGTGCGGTTCGTATCAATGCATAATACTGCTGATAAGGTAACCATTGAAATATCTTGACCGATTTTTCTAGTTATATGGCTTTTCTCTGTCGCAATGATTTTAAGCACACGTTCCATCTTTAACCCTTGGATATCTCCCTGCTCTGTTGCAAGTGCCATTTCTCCACCCGAGAACATAGACCACGCTTGAGCAGATTCAAAACTACCACCGTTCAACATATCTAATTCAACTGGTACACATTCAAACAATGCTTGTAATGCAATATGTCTTAATCCCTTACCTGTCCTGATATTTGATTTCGAAACAAAGAAATTGGTTTTAGCTCTAACTCCAGATGCAACTTGCATCATATACCACGCTTGAAGTGTAGCATTGAAGTAGCTGTTATCATCATTTGTAACCATTTTTAAAAATCTATCTGCTATCCCTCTTGAGGCATTGAGTTCAGATTTGCTAACATCAAACCTTTTAAAGTAGCACACGTTATCATCTGGTAACTGGTCAATGATGCATGAATTTTTAACATCAATCAGAAAATCATTACAAGCGATAATATGTCGCTCCATTTTTTTAACTGGTTGAATGTCAAATTCTTCATGAATACCAAGCAATAACTCTTTAATATGTTCAGTACCTCTTAAATCATATTGTTGTTGAAGTCTAAAGCTATCGAGTTCTTTTATTGATTCTTTGCTGACATCGAAAATTTTTCTATCATAAATGGCAAAGCACCCTATGACATAATCTGCTATTAATTTAAGCAATGGTGGATAGTTAACTTTGGTTGATACAAATTCTTTTATTTTAGTTTTCTTGTTTTCCTGAAGATAACCAAAGGCGAACTCATAAGTTTTCAATCCATTTGTTGTAATGTATGAGATATCACTATCAGCAATTGCACCAGTAAATTCAGCCTCTTTAATTGGCACTCTGTAATCTGGGTCAAGTGGTTGTAAGTAGCTGATGTTACGCCTGTACTCTGCTTTATATGTTGAAGTTCCATACTTAGTAGTTCCCCACCTGTTGGATCTAAAGATTTTGTGAATTATTTGCTTGATGTCATAATATTCATTTCCCAACTATTATCCTCCCTATCTATAATTTTTGAATATGCTACGATACTCCAGAATAACTTCCTTGCTTTTGTCTTCATTATCATTGTTTTTGATAAAATTAGTATCTGGTACTAACTTATCAAGCATATCTAATACACTAATTTTTTTATTCTCTGATGCCATATATCTGGTTCATCCTCTCTAAAAATAAAACTAATAATTCTTTGTTCGGTATGGTTAAATTAGTAAAAATCTGAACCACTTCTTCATAAGAGTAACCACTGATGAAGAATAGTTTCACAAAATTAATAACATCACTTGGTTCTTTGATACCGTAAGCTATCCAATGGAATACTTGACCATTAATGACAACTCCAGCACCTACTCTTGACTTAGCCAACATTCTAGTTTCTATTTGATTCAAGGCTTGAAGTAAATCTGCACTAGCAAATGAAACATTGTATGCTCTGACAAGATTCCAACCATTGGCAAGATATTCATTTAATAAATCATCATCGCTTATCTCAAGTGCTACACCTTTATATGAATAGTTAACTAACTCTACATTAGGTGGTTTCCAATAAGTCAATAATAGATGGTTATCTTTTTGAAGTAAGCGTGTTGGGTTGTCCTTTAGAAAAGGAAAGGCTTGCAAAACATCTGAATGTAATTGTAGGTTAATCATCTGCATAGGCTAGCCCTCAACACCAAGAAAAGTTAAAACATCTTTTACTCGATAGAACTTTGTTCTTGAATCTTCAAAAGGTGGTTGAAAAACCTTGAGGCCATTTTTTTCAAAACGTTCAATTGTAGGTGTTGAAATCCCTAGTTCTTCTTTGAGTTGCTTTCTGGTCATCAAACCAAGTAATCTAGGTTCAGGTTTTTTTAAATTTTCAACCGCATCATTTACGATAGATGCAATTTGAATTTTCAAGTCTTGCTCTGTTTCGTTGCTAAATAGGTTCATATATTGCACCTCCTAATGATGTTCAATCTGTAAGTACGCACCTTGACGGCTTGCGATTACAGTTTGTTTCAATTCTTCATTAGCCTTGATTAAGTCGGCACATGCTTTCTCATTGTCATCACAAGCTTTATTGAAGTCCTGTACAAAGTCTATGGTTTGTTTTGATGCTACAAGCCACATCAATATAAGCGAGCTTATAACGATTAATATTGCGGTTTGACCAATTGTTAGGTTTAATTCATTAAGCATTTCTAATATCCTCCAATTCTTCTTCATTATCAGAATTTAAAAGGTAGCAAGCAATAACATCTAACTTTTTAGAAATGTATTCGTTTAATGCGAAGTTTGTAGTAAAAAAATCTTTAGCCATCCATTGAAAAGTTAGGTTGTCTTTTCTTTCTGCAAACTCTAAGCCTTGAATCGCAACGTTTACCATATCTAGTTGTTGTATGATTTCAGACAATTCAGCACCTAGTTTGTTTAATTCCTTAACGGTTAGTAATACTTCATTTTGTTCTTTTTTCATTGTGTGGTTCTCCATCTTTTTATTTGGTCGGTTCTTTTCTATACAGTTGCTATTTAAGGTTAGCCACCTCTCGCTCGGACTTGAATTTGTATTATGAATATGGTACAATAACCATATAAGAAAATTTACTAACGCCCTGATTATCTTGCTTGCCTGCTGATAATTTGTGCTTAGTATTCTGTAATTAAAAGCCTTTTCCAGTCGCCAAACTTTGGAGGCTTTTTTTGTTCCACTTTTTGACACTTATTGTCAAAAAAATATTTCATCAATGGTAATTGATGGAAATAAAGATTCGATAAGTGTTTTAATTTTTATTTTTTCAGTATCTTTAAATGGTGTTATCCCATTTTCTTTACTATGGTAGCTTTGTTTACTTATCCCAAGCACCTTTGCCATCTCAACTTGTGTTAAGCCAAGCATAGTTCTGTAACCTCTAACTTTATTAGTAACAGTCATTCAGTTCTCCCCCCCTTTCCACTTTATGACACTATTATATATTTTCTTTTAATTTTAGTCAAGTCTAACTTGACATTTTTTTCCACTTTCCCTTTATTTCAAATTTTATTATGGTATAATACTTTTGTGGAGGTACTATGACTAATTTAATTATTAATAGAGAAGCATTCGGTCAACGTTTAAAAGCTATTAGGCTTAGCAAGGGAATGACATTAGAAGAATTTGGGACTCTTTTTGGTGCTGAAAAAAGTAATGTTTCAAAGTGGGAAAAAGGAAAGTCACTTCCATCACCTGAACGATTAAAAAAAATTTCAAAAATCTCTGGATATAGCGTTAGCGAATTACTGTATGGCAATATTTTTATTTTTTTTAGGGAATATTTTAAAAATTACTTACCGAACGAAAAAAAATACTTAAAAAATTATATTTCAAATTCAACTTTTGAAACAATTATTGAAGAAATGAAAGATAGAGATATCGATTATTTTGAAATCGAAAACCTAGATAAACTTTCTGAAAAGCTTTTAATCCAATCAGATTGTGAATTATATAAAGACATCGAAAATGCTAGAACTGTAATAACTGAGAATCCTAAAGAATTTTTAGAAGTATACAATGAATTAGATAGCTATTCGCATGGTTTGGGTTTCAATTATAATTCTCCAGATGAATTAAAAAACGATATATTTTCCGATAATATGGAAAAAATAGTTGAAATTAGTATATTGATTGATACTATCGTTTTTCATATCGATTTAATTCATAAAAGACAATTTTCGTTCAAAGAGGTAGAAACAATTGTTATATCTAAAGAAGATTTAGGATATGATTTTAATTTTGACTTTGACAATCACAATTTTGTAAAAGAAAAAATAAAAGTTTTAAATTATGATACTAGCGTGAGAGGGTATGATAGAGTAATATCCGTTTACTACAACCTCATTAGTAAACTTTATATTATTGCTTGGTATAACAATAAAACACCTTTAATTGACAGAAAAACATATCTGTTCTATGACGACTTAAATGATTTACATCACGGATATTATAGTGTTGAACACACTAAAGAGGGTTTTTATGAAACTAATACTCACAACTTTTTTCCTATGAATAAGGTAAAAAAATATTTTATTTTATTAGGAGAAATGTACTAACCCCTGACCGTAATTGTCATTAAACTAAAAACCAATCTAACGCCCTGATGCTTGCCTGCTGATGTTAGAAAGGTTTTAAAATGAAAATTACAGAATACAAAAAGAAAAACGGTACTATCGTGTACCGTTCACAAGTTTATTTAGGTGTTGATGTTATTACTGGTAAAGAAGTAAAAACTAGGATAACCGCTCGTACTAAGAAAGAACTCAAGCTGCTAGCAAAGCAAAAACAAAACGAGTTCATAAGAAATGGATCTACAGTCCATAGTGAAATTAAAATCAAAAGCTACAAAGAACTTACTGACTTATGGTGGAATAGTTACAAGAATACTGTGAAGCCAAACACGGTTGGCAGTGTCTCATTGCTACTTAAAAACCATATTATCCCAACTTTTGGAGACTATAAGCTTGATAAGATAACAACTCCATTAATTCAAAATAAGGTCAATAAATGGGCAGATAAAGCCAATAATAATGAGTCTGGTGCTTTTGCTCACTACGACAAACTACATGCTTTAAACAAGCGTATATTGCAATATGGAGTGACTATGCAACTGCTGGATAATAACCCAGCATTAAACGTTGTCTTGCCTCGTAAGAAAAAGAGAGAAAAAACTAGTCTGAAGTATTTTGATAATACTGAATTGAAAAAGTTCCTTGATTATTTGGATGGTCTTAATCAATCAAATTACAGACATCATTTTGAAGTTACTCTATACAAGTTTTTATTGGCAACTGGATGCAGAATAAATGAAGCTTTAGCTTTAAGTTGGTCTGACATTGACCTTGAGAGCTCAAGTTTATCAATTACAAAGACACTTAACCGTTATGTTGAAGTAAATACCCCTAAATCACAAGCTAGTATCAGAACTATTGATATAGATAAGGCTACCGTCTTAATGTTAAAACAATACCGAAACAGACAAAGGATTCAAGGGCTTGAAATTGGACTTGTACCAGATATTGTTTTCTCTGATTTTATTAATAAGTATGTTAACGATCAGACGCTTTATACAAGACTAAGAACACACTTCAAACGAGCTGGGGTTTCCAATATTGGATTCCATGGCTTTAGGCATACACATGCAACCTTACTTTATAATGCTGGTATTGACCCTAAGGCTCTCCAACATCGACTTGGTCATTCTACAATCTCAATGACCTTGGATACTTATTCTCACCTATCAAAAGAGAACGCAAAAAAAGCCGTCTCATTCTTTGAAACGGCAGTTAGTTCACTCTAACTAAGCTAAAATCGAAGCTAAAACATTTTCTCGCATTTTACACAACAAAAAAAGCCTATTAAATAGGCTTTTAAAGTGTTTAATGTAAGAATTAAAGCATTTTGTTATCTTGCTATGCTTAGATATAGAAAAATAGGCGTAAGTCTCCTCAATATCTAACCTGATTTCTTCAAAATTTTTTAAATTTGGAAAACTACAGGAAACATAAGAGGTAACAAAAAGGGACTTAAAAATGATGAGTTCAGTAAGCAAGTAAATTGCACCTATCAAGGGTGCTTTTTATTTTGATAAAACTTCAATTTTCTTGATAGTACTTTCTGGATATGAATGATTTTCTATGACAATTTCATCATCACCGTCTAAATCAACTCCGTCATACCAATCAAGCACCTTGCCAATGACAGAGGTGCCATCAACTAATGCTAAGCGGACTGTTTTGTTTACATATTCCCATAGTTTCATTGTTCTTCTCCAAAGAGAGCGTTAAACTCAAAGTAAAGATCCCCAAAATTATCAATCTGTCCACTCACTGCTTGCTCTAGCATATCTAAGACCTGTTGACTGTATTTCATAATGCTAGACCTCGTTTCTTGAGTTCAGCCATAATAGCCTCCTCGTCTTCACTAGAAAATGTGGTAAACCTCAAATGCGATAACTCTTCATTTGTCACCTTAGAGGGGACAAGTTTTTCTGACTTCTTCAAATTCAAAGCGTCTATTTGAGCCATTGCCTCTGATAATTCCATAAATCCACCCATTCAATTCTAAAAAAGAAGTTTATAGCCTCCTAAACTCACATAATTATCTCAAGGAAAATATATTGTTATTGTTTTTTCTTCCAGCTCTGTAAACATATCATTCTTTGCCAAATAATATGCTCTGTTTGCAATTATATCAGCCATCCGTATATGCGATTTTTTAGCTGAATTACAATACTCAACAGTTAATTCCCTCAATGTATCAAACAAAGGAGGATAAAACGTATTCCACTCCTGATTAAATGTTCCATACTTAAATTCATTTAATAAAGCCTCTCTTAGCTCATATTTACCATTTGTTGCAGTCGTGTGCTCATCCGTATATATACTAATGGAATCTACTTCAGTGACATTTATTTTGCCATCAAAAATCAGTCTTTGAAATACTCTTTTTAACCCGACCTTATAAACATAATCTAAGTAACGCTGTTTACTTCTTTTTTCGTTAAAAATCCTATCATGTACTCTGTCAATACTAATTACTATAGAAAATTTAATTTCATCATTTAGTGATCTAAAAAGACCAGCCTTATGCTTATTATCTAGTCTATTCGCCTTTAGTTCGCCTCTTCTATATCTAGGAAAACTAGTTCTTAACGAAGTTTCTGCAGCAATATACTTTCTTCCTGAGTTCTCTTTATCCTCAGAGTTTAAGTATATTATTCCCCCATATACATACGTCGTTTCATGGTCTTTATCAAATACACCCGATTCGTCGGTATAAACATATATGTTCAATTTTTACTCCACATAACAAATAAATAAGGTCGCTTAACCTAATAAGCGACCCCCTTGCGACTGACGAAGATTACACTCCGCTTAAACGTTAATTCAGTTACACAAGTATACAGCGTATAACTACCTGTAATAATATTCTATACCACGCGCGCGCTTTTAGCAAGTAAAAACACCAAGAATTTTAATTTTTTTATTTCAGCTCTCGCTCATAGCCTTAGCGATATTCTCTAGACCATCTTTCTTTATCTTGTAAATAGTGGTTTTAGACCTATCTACCCTCTTTTCTATATCCCAAATTTCTAAGCGGTTAATGTAAGTCATTCTCAAAACAGCCCTTTCAAGTGGATTACTTGCTTTATCTATCAGTCTTGAACTCTCTAAGCGCTCTGAAATGATTTTAGCAAGCCTTTCTTCTATATCTTGCTTTAGCTTAATAGCGTGAACTACTTCGCTTTCAGCGCTGTTTACCCTGCTAGTCTGTACCTTTGTTTGTGTAAGCACCGACTTCTTAAAAAGCCCCTGCTCAAGATACTGCAATTCAAGTTGTAACCCTTTCATTTCTTCATCAAGCTACTTAATTCCCTCTAGTTTTAGTCTAACCTCGTCAACATTCATTCTTAGTACCTCCATGCTTGCTTTGATCAAAAGTGGACTTTACTCATAATATTCCACATACTCAGCCTCTCCAAAAAGACTGTCAGGCAATCCAAAAACTTTTACTAGACATTGTACTGCTAGAATATCTATCATTAGCTCCCCTGTTGCTGTAGTATGATAATATTTCTCAGGTAAAGTACCTAAATATACCCCATTATTGTAAATGGAAAGCCCGCCATTTCTGCCGTGTAAAACGCCTGTATATCGGTGGTATAGTCCATGCTTCATAGCATTGTTATTACCATACTTAGGCTTCTTATTCCCTCTGTTACCTACAGCTACTTTATTACCTGGCAAAAAACGCCCAAATCTATCTCTTTCCATTTTGCACCTCTTGACGGATAAAAGTATCCTCAACTATGTCAATGTCCTCACGTCCTGCAAACTCTGCAAGTTCCTCGAACCATAAAGACATGTTTGAGAACTGTTTTAGTAGTTCTCTATACCTTGACAAAACCTTTACATTTTGCACCTCTTGACGGTGTTCGTTTCGTAAACGCACTTCATTGAAGCGCTCCAAACGTTCCGTAAACCGTTCTAAAAAAGTGTACCAGCATTCCATTAACTGATACACTCTTGATTGATTTATCAGCTCTCAGACAGCCCTAGAGCTGTATCAAAGTGATTAGAGTATTCTTCCAAAACTGTAGCCATTTCATCACCAGCAAGAACCAACGTGAAAGCTAGGTCACTTGCTGAGCCATTGCTATCAATAACAGGGGTCTCATGATAATTCTTAGCATACTGTTTGAAAACCTGTAGCAAACTAGCTAGCCTATCCTCTTTCAGGATATAGCTAGGTAAAGTAATATTATTAGCTGCTCCGATTTCATGTAATTTCTTAATAGCCAATGGGTTACGCTTGAATTTCTCCAAGTAGCCTAGTAACTCTTGCTCTGATACTTTCATAGTACCTAACAAGCTCAATTCAGCAACATTATCAGCCGTGACTGTTTCATACTCTGATTTAATTACCTCTAGCTCTGATTTCTCCAATAGCTCCAGCTTGTTAATAATACTAGCGTACTCTGTATTTGAAAGACTATCAGCCTCTTTCTTAAAGTTTTCTAAGCGTAACTCAGCCTCCGATTGATACATTTGTTGGTTACGGACTTTCTCTAAAAGGTCTTTTTTCATAGTTCCGTAAGCCTCAATTTGTTGCTGTTTACATGTGCCTAGATTGTCAATTTGTGTCTTAATTTGTTGTAGTGTCATGGTAATTCTCCTTATTTTAAGTCCAGTGCTCTTTTGGCTACCTGCTCCCATTGCTTAGAATATAGAGCGCTAGCTTTTTTGTCCCAACGTGGACCCGTTCCAGGGGTAGGTTTATGTTTAAGTAATTCCTCTTTATTGGCAAAGAAAAACTTACGCTGCTTCTCCGAAACAAAGCCTTTACGTTTCATACCGTAAAATTGTATTCTTGCGTAAGGAGCGTTATAGATTATTTTCCCGTTTAACTTTGTTAGGTTTCCCCTAAGTTCCCCAGAACGCCTAGGTACAAAGCGGTTCATATCCATAATCATTTGATTAGTCACTGCCTCCTTAGCTCTAGCTAGAGTCATGGGTGATACTTTTCGCTCGATACCCTTTAAGTCTATCTTTACCTTTACTCCAGTTCCCAAAGTTTCCTCCTTTCCAGACCAAAACAAAAGAGGCATGACAAAGAGCTCTAAACTCTTATATCATGCCTCTAGTTTTCTAGTCAGCAGCTAAATTTTTTCTTTTTGCCTTGTCTCCTTTTGAATGGGTTTACCGTCTTGTGTTGTGATAATTAGACTACCAAACTCTGGTAACTTGGCTGACTTTATTATACCATTTTTTGAGAATAATACAAAGCCCCTATCAAGCAAATCTTTAAGCTGTTCTGTCTTTTGTATCATACTAAGCCTCCTCTGTAGTCTGTTCAAAGTAGTCAGCGAAACCTAGACAAATACGTTCCAAGGCTGAGCCCAATGCTATTCTACCTTGGTAATCTACTGTGATTGTTCCATCTCCACTAATAGTTGTTTCTGTTACTGGACTGTCTCCAATACCAATGAAATAACCGTGAATGGCAATACTTGCCACCTCAGCTATTTTGTTTGCCTTTGCATGTTCAGTATTTTCAAATTTATAACTGAAACTGTGTTGTTCTTTGTAATTTGTCATCTTGATTACTCCTTTACCTAAAATATATGAATTTATTGTAATTTAAGTAGCCTTAAAATGTTGATATAACTGAAACCCTCAGCTTTTCAACGTTTTTTACTACCCTTTTTAGTGTACTTTAGATCAATTTTGAGCGATTTTAGCCTTTAGGCTATTGATTGTGTAACGTTTGTCCTTGATCGTGAATGACTTGAAAAAATTACCCTCTAAGCCTGTTCTAACACGGCTAGCCACTCGGTCACTATACAAGCTAGCAATTTCTGAGCTACTTAGATTTGTAGTGATAATGGTTTTGCCTCGATTACTGAGAATATCGAAAATAAATTCTTCTTCCCAGGTAGATTTTCCCTTACTGTTATTGCTATTCAACTTTACACCTAAGTCATCAAGCACCAGGTAATCAACCTCTTTCAACATTCTTGAGTAATACCCCTCTTGACTGTTGTAATTAAAGCTCTCTCGAACCCGTCTAAGTATTTCTGTTAGATTGACAAATAACACGCTCTTAGGCTCTCCCTTGGCTTTGTAGCCCTCGTTTATAACTTTAGCCATAGCTACGCTTAAATGGCTCTTTCCTATGCCTGTAGAGCCTGTAAACAAGGTATTACCTGACATACCGTCAAGGTACTTGTCTACCTGACCTTTAGCAAAAGCTAATAGCTGCTTTTCTTCCGCCGTCTCTGCTATGAAATTATCAAAGCTAGCCTCTTTTAACTCTTTAGGAATTGTGCTGTCCCGCATAAGCACGTTATAGGTTTTCTTATAGATACTAGCGTTCAAGTGCTTTTCTACTTCTTCCTGCTCTTGCTTATCTCTCTGCTCCTTGACACATTCAGGACAAAACGGAGAGGGCTTACGTGGTCTATCTTCCCCAGCAATTTTTACAACTCTATCAAGCTGCATTAAATTCACTTTATGAATGGGACATAGTCCATCAAGTTCGACTGTTTCAATTTTTCCTAAACTAGATTGCATCTCTTTTCCTCCTAAAATGGGTTTTCATCTGTTCGTGTTGCTAGCCATTCTTCACGGCTAGTCGGCTCAGCTTGTTTAGGTGACTGTTTATGTTTTTGGCGCTGTTCCTCATGCTGCTTAACTTGCTCAACAGTTCTTAGCCCTTGACCTTGCCAGTTAGCCAGAATTGTCCTAGTGTACCTAATGGACTTACCAGCATTTAAGATTGTTACCTCAAGAGCATATAGTAGCAAGGCTTGGCCATAATTTTCTAACAAGTCCTCAACCTCTGCTATCATTGTCCCATTAACAGACATTTCACCAAAGGCTGACTTTAGTTTTTCAAAAATTGGATTTTTACCTTTGTCGTCCTCGTCTTTCTGACTTGACCTAGATTGACTTAGATTATATTGACTTGACTTAGATTGACTTATATTAGGGAGCCCAACGGGTTCCATTTGGTTTCCGTTTTGGAACCCAATGGGTTCAAAGTCGTTAAAACCTTGATTTTTAGCATTTTCTAACAGTTTATGATAGACACTTTTTTTATATCTATCTTTCTTGATAGTATTCTGTTCATGAAAATCAGTAATGAAATATACCATTTCTTCATTGAGCGGTCTGATAAAGTCTTTGACTATCAAAAGCCCCAGGCTATCCTCACTAACCCCTATCATTCTGACAACAGGGAAAGCCTCTACTACTCCATCATCATCTGAGTTCTGGATTAAGTGAAAATATAAAGCCTGTGCCTCTAACGGTAGCCTCAAAAATCTCTGAGTTTGGGTTACTGTTTTACTTATCATTCTACGATTTCCCATTTTCCTTCCGTTGCACCTCCTTGTTAATACCTCTGATGATGTCATAATAAGCGTGACCAGCAGGAATGACATAGCCCTCTGTTTCAAATTCCACCCATTCTTCCACACCGTCCACAATTACCTTGCGTAGATTTGTAATTTTGGGTGTCCATTGTTCTTTTTTCTTTGTCATTATCCCCCCTAGTCAACCGTCAAAAAATTGTATATATCGCTTTTTCGATAATAGATTTTCTTGCTGTTTTCAAAAGGCGATTGGTACGGTTTTAAGCCGTGTTTCTCCCAGTTATTAAGGGTAGTCCCACTAATTCCTAGCTTATCTAATAAATCAGCTCTAGAAATTAAATCCCAGCCATCATTATGCTGCTTTTCAAGCTCTAGTCTCTTGTCTAGGTGACTGCCAACTTTCTCAAGCAGCTCAAGCTCTGCCTCCCGTGATAGTAGTTGCATTGTAAACCTCCTTAGTTATAATAGTGCCCTGCTAGCTGAATATAAGCACCATAACGTTCCAGGTAAACAGTCTGTTTAGGCGTTTGTGGTGGTTGGGCTAGTGGTGCTATCTCAGTTTTAGAGTGATATAACGTGTAGAGCTCAATTGCTAATATAATACTTAAAACAGCAATTAAGACTAAGTTCTGCTCGATAGTTAAGTTAAGCTCATTCATGTCTTTTAATTTCCTCCAGCTCATTGTCATCATCACAATTCAATAGCTTACAGGCGACGAGATCAAGTTCCCTCTGTAGTTGTTGTGTCTGCTCTGAAATGGCGCGTAAGATATCTGTCGTATGATTTTTTAATAGAGCAGCGTTAGCCTTACTATCATTAGCTAAAATTAATGTATCGCTAGCAAGTTGCATAAGTTCGATACGTGGTAAAATATCGCTTATTTGACTTCCTAAAGATTTAATATCTCGTGTACTTAATGCCATAATGTTTTTCCTCGATTGTATTTTATTTTCTGTGTAGTTGCACTAGGGCTTTTTCCGTAATTAAAAGAGTTTACTATACAAAATTTCTTGTAACTTTTATTGGTAGCCTAGACTATTCCCAGCTGGTAATCGCCACAAGCTTACCAGGTAACCCTGTGGTCTTGTAAGCCTGCGCCAAACAATAGCCTAGCTGTGTGTGATTGATTTTCTTAGGGTAGTTTAGTTCTCACTAATGCCGATACCAGCACCTAATACTTTTATCCGCCCATTTTTAAGGGGTAGCGCCCTCCGTCTGAACACATATCACTATTTTTGTGATATAATTAAATAAATACCTAACTAAATCCCATACTTGCTTTTTGTGGTTTTAGTTGTTTGAGTGAAAAGCCTTGTGAGTTTGCCGACTGCTAAGGCTTTTTTTGTTGCTCCCTTGTACGTTTTAGGAGATAGTACACTCTAGGTATATAAATACCTTATCGAAATAGTAGGGGTTGTTTTTCGCCCTATTTTATCGGTCAAATTTTGTTTAAATTGTGTTTTAATCTGTCAGCAAGTTCTTGCTTTTGTTTATCGGTCATTTTCCGTTTTGATTTAACAAATGGGTTGACCGAAAAATCATCAAGATTTGATAATGTCGCCCTGACTGATATACAATTGTTACCGTCAAATTCTTGTGCGATATCGTCAAAAGCTTCACTAGATTTCAAAATCTTTGTGATGTGTCGTCTAACTGTGGTTTCAAATTGCCAAGTATTGGACTTTTAATCATAAATGATCACCGTTTCCCGTTCCTCTGGTAAGTATGCCATGTTGCCACCTCCTTTTAATCACGCGCTTATAGGCGCTTTTTTTAATGCCAAGTTTTTAATGACTTGATAGTCACAATCCAAGTTAATTAATGCTATTGCCATATCTTCTAAAGCTGTGTACTGTGCTAACTCAATTGAGTTTAAGCAGTCAATGCCAGTGTCTGCGCCTCTAGTTACTCTTAGCTGTTTGCTATTCTTACCAGTGACAGATTTAAGCAAGAGATTGTAAATAGTCGGATAAGCCATTTTAGGAGCGCTCGGCCATGTCTTGATAGCTTCATTAAGTGTTTTACGCTTAGGAGCTTCAAGAGAACGCTGTAATTTGATTTGAGTGAGTTCATCTCTCATTTCAAAGAATGCTTTAACCAAGTTTTCTTTAAATGTTGCTACTTGCTCGGTATTCTTTAGAAATGTAATAAGCAAGGTTGCTTGTTGTTCATTCAAGATATAATCTTTAGTACGTTGTCCGCTTGGCAAAGGTCGCATTTTAAATGCTAGCTTTCCGAAGTGTTCTAATCTAGCTTTGTGTTTTCTGATATGTTCTTGTATTGCATGATGACTAATACCAGCACAATCAGCAATGATACTTGAAAGAGTATAAGGCTCTTTCTTGCCGTCCATGTAAACAATGTTCATAGTTTGCCTCCTTAGTCTTGATAAAATAATTCATCTATGGTTATATCTGGTTTAATTTCAGCAACCATTGACTTAATCGCTAAACGCTCTTTGTCATTAAAGGGCGTTTTCTTTGTCTCTTTGTTATTGTAAGACTGTAAAGAAATTTCTAGCTTGTCAGCCATTGCTTGCTGTGTCAGCCCCAGCATAACCCGGTAGCCTTTGAGCTTGCTCATGCCGTTCCTCCTTTCTTGTGTTATTTCAGATTAAAAAGTGAAAGGTGTATAGCACATCTTTGTTGTGCTTGATTTGTATAATACACAATAAAATTATGCTTGTCAACTGTTTTTTTAATTTTTGCACAAAAAAAATGTACTTTTTTCAAAATCTGATATATAATCATTTTGAAAGGTGTAGTAAATATGAACAGATTAAAAGAATTAAGACAAAAAAAAGGGCTATCTCAGAAAGAGTTGGCCAAAGATATTGGGGTTCATTATAGAACTCTCCAAAACTGGGAAAACGGAAAAGCAGAAATTAAACAAGACAAAGCTCAGCAACTAGCTGATTATTTTAGTGTACATATTGGGTATTTACTGGGATACAGTCTAAGTCGCGAAAATATGCTAGTAGCATTAGCGTCATATACAGCTGGTGAAGATAGTGATGATAATTTTGATTATGATGTTTATACAGCTCTTTCTGATGTACTAGGTGCTGATAGTCTTGAAAAGATTAAAAGTACTGTATCGGTTGAGTTAAAAAATAGCTTTGGTCATTATTTTGAAGAAGCTGAACCTTGGAAAATCGGTATTACTGACCAGCAACTTACTGATATGTGGGAATTGCATACAAAGAAATTTATTGAATTTATTGACGGTGGGGATACCCCAAATGTTTTTAAAAAGCTTATTTTTTATTTTTCTATACTAACCCCAAAAGAAAGGGAAAGCATAATAAATATTTTAGAGGGACTATCGGGCTTAGATGTTGATTTTCCACATTAA